TGGATGCCGTCGGGCATGAGGACGTAACGATCCGGATTAACTCGCCAGGCGGGGACGCTTTCCAAGGGCTGGCGATTCTCGATCGGATGGGCCGGCACGGGGGCGCGGTGAATGTGGCCGTGGACGCGATGGCGGCCTCGGCGGCCTCTATTATCGCGATGGGGGCGGCCAACGGCGGCACGACCACGATTGCGGAGAATGCTTACATCATGGTCCACAAGCCGAAGACGGTGACCATGGGCGACGATCTGGACCACGACGCGGCGGCGGACCTTCTGCGGAAGGTGGCGGATACACTCTTGGACGTCTATGCCCGACGTGTAGACGACCGGGAGGCTATGGCGGAACTGATGGCGGCTGAAACCTATTTCACAGCGGCCGAGGCCTTGGAAATCGGGCTGGTCGATACGGTCGCGGCTCACTCGCAGATCGCCGCTAACGTCTCTGCTGAGATCATGGGGACGATCCCGCCAGACCTCCTGGGGCAAGGCGACACGGTCGACCCCTTGCCGTCGGATCGGCGGCGCGCGGCGGCCTCGGCTGGGATACTATCGGCCCGGCTGCGGATCAAGGAGCAGGAACTGGACCTGCGCAACCCGCCTAACCTGCGTTTTGTCACCCCCCGATAACTATGGTCGTGACAAGCTGAAAACCCTTCAGTGAGGGTTTGAAGGGTTTTCCCGCACCGGCTGCAAATCGATGCAGGAAATCAACGTGCGGAGTTGACAAGACTCTCCGGCGCGTGCATATAATAGGGTTGATGGGTCCGGGCTCTTGAGCAGGACCCCGATTGATCGCCGACGCTTTTATGTAACGCGATCGCTAGCGAGTGTACAATTCTCGCCTGGCGGCCGCGTTTTTCATTGCGCTCCCCCCGGGCTCAACACGGGGACTAAGCAAGATGAAACCCAAAGAGCGCATTACCGCAATTCGCGAAGAGATTACCGAACTGATGGCCGAGGCGAACGGCCTGATCGACTTGGCAGTATCCGAAGAAAGAGACCCCACGGAGGAAGAGGCTAAGCGGGTCACAGCAATTCTTGGCGACAAGGGCGACGCCCCCGGGCTGGTCGACGGCTTGCAGGTCAAGGTCGACTGGTGGGAGGGTGTCGAGGCCAAGCGGGTTGCACCGGTCGACCCGCACGGAGTCGCGGGCGTTGTTGGAACAGGCGACGTTGTCGAGCCCTCGCCCCATAAGGTCGTGATTCACGCGACGGCTCGGCGGTACGGGCCGCATTCGCTCAAGGCCTTTCGCGGCACTCGCGAAGGGGTGACCGCCGAGGAGCGGTCTTACCGGATGGGCATGTATGGCTTGTCGTTGCTGGCGAAGTGCCTGCCCAATCGGTATTCATTCCCGCGGGCGGATGAGTTCTGCCGCGATCAACTGGGAATCCAAAACGCTGCCCACGGGTCGCAGGGTGGCAGCGGGCTCCATTTTGGAATCCCGGACGAGTTCTCTAGTGACATTATCGACTTGAAGGAACAGCGCGGCGTTGTGCGGCAGTTGTTCGAGCCGGTCTCGATGTCGAGGGATACTCTCACCCAACCCCGGCGCGTAACAGGTATGACAACCTACGCGAAGGGCGAGGGCGCGGCGGGCACTGAATCGAACATGACGATGGACGACGTGCGATTGGTCGCCGAGACCTTTATCACTCTGGGCCGGATCAACAAGGAGGCGAACGAAGACAACGCAATTAACTTCGGCGACGTGCTCGCCCGGGAAATTGCCTATTCGCAAGCGGACAAGGAAGACGAAGCCGGTTTTAACGGTGACGGAACCTCGACCTACGGCGGCGTTCACGGTGCGAGGTTGCGGCTCCAGAACTTTGACAACGGCGGGACCGACTCGATTGGGTTGGTGACTCAGGGGACGGGGACGACCTGGGGCGCCATAACAATCGGCGACTTCGATTCCGTTGTCGGGATCTTGCCGGAGTTTGGCGACGGACCTGATACTACCTGGGTCTGCCATCGGACGTTCTTTTATACCGTGATGCACCCGCTGATCCTTGCGTTAGGCGGGGTTAGCGCGTTGGAGGGTTCGCAAGGCGACCGGCGCCCGCGGCCTATCTTCTTGGGCTATCCGGTCACGTTTTCGCAAGTGTTCCCGAAGGTAACCGCGGTTACCACGGTGTCGTGCCTCCTGGGTGACTTCTCGATGGGCGCCATGTTCGGCGACAGGCGGGACCTGGCGGTTGAGTTCGATGACACTGTATACGTCAACGGCCAGTCGGTCTGGGAGCGCGAGCAGGTCGCGGTGAAGGGCACGAGCCGTTGGGATATCAACGTCCATAGTGTCGGCGACGCAACCAACGCGGGCGCGATTGTCGGTCTGGAAACCGGAACGTAAGCAAAGTTTGTACCGAGGTAACCAGACCAACCAACGAAAAAGGGGTTCTATCAGATGAATAATACTGTGAATCAGAAAGCTGTAACGATCGTACATAGCGAGGCGATCGTGGATAACGCGGCCTTCACGACTGTCGAGGTCGACACTATTGGGTTTAATCACGCGAAAGTTGTGATTTTTGTAGGCACGACTGACGTCGTTTTTACGACGCTGAAGATGACCTCGTCGAATGTTGCGGGCTCGGGGCACGCGGACATCACGGGCGCCGACTTTGACGGCTCCACGGACATTGACGGCAACACGTCAACGCTGCCGTCAGCGACGGACGACAACAAGTTCTTTATTGTCGACCTCGACCTCCGCGGTATAGATCGATACCTAGACTTGTCCGCGACGGCCGGCAACGGTGCGGCGGGGACTTGGATGAACGCCACGTGCATCCTGAGCGAGCCCGACGAGGGGCTGATTACGGCGGCTGATATGGGTGCCGACACTGTTTTGAGTGTGTAGCGAGTAGCGAGTTGCCTGGCCAGGGCTCCGCGTGGTGCGGCCTCTCCTTCCACCGCGCCACGCGGTCCCAGGTCGATATTGGAGGCTGTGCCGTTGTACGTGGTACTCGTCAAGGCCTGGCGTGGTTGGCCGGCAGGGCACGTTCTGGACCCCTTGGCGGGGGTGGCTGACGTATGGGTCAGGGCAGGAGTTGCAAAGTATGTCGACGTTCTCGACGGCACTAGCGGCCGTGGCATTGAGCCCAGTGCGAACGAGCGCCCGGGCGTTTCTCCCGGTGTCCGTAAACGACGCAAAAAAACAACTGGAAATAACCGAATCAGTAAACCGGCACGATGATCAGTTGACCGATCTTCTGACGGAGGCGGTTGATCTGGTCGAGGTCGACACCCCCTACGTTGCGGCCAGTGCTCAGTACACCGTACTTCTGGACGGGTGGCCGCCTGGGGATGAGCCGATTCGGTTACCACGGAAGCCGGTCTCCGCGATCACGACCATAAAGTACTACGACCAGGACGCGGCGCAGATCACTCTGAGTAGTGCGTTGTATCGGACATCGTTGGTCAACCGGGTGTGGCCTTCGATCTGGCGCGTTGACCTGGATGACCCTTGGCCTGATCTGGAATCGCACCGAGCGGAGCCCATCGAGATTATCTTTCAAGCCGGGCACTTGACGATCGCGGCATTACGTGACGATGCGGTCTGGATGCGGCAAGCGGCCCTTGCCCGCATGGCGTTACTGTGGCACGACCGCGGGTTAGGGCGGATCGATTACGCGAAGGCGAATAGAGTCTACGCCAGCATAGTCGACCGCCGACGGTCGAGCAGGTATTTAACGTGACAACAAAACTAGGCCCGATCAAGCGGCACTCGGTCGCGATTATGCGTCCGGTTGCTGCGACGTACGACGCCTTGGGTCAATTGTCCGGCACAGATCGGACGGTGGCCGACGGGGTGCCGTGTTCGATCGAACAGATCTCAGGTCGAGAGCGTGAATTAGCCCGGCAGAATATGGCCGCGGCAACTCTCAGGGTGCGGCTGTTCAGCGATCCTGCCTGGTCGCTGACCACGGGCGATTACTTACTGCGTGACGATAGCACCCGAATTGAAATCGGTTTCATTCAAGACGTGGACGAAACACAGTTGGAGGTGTGGTTAACCTGCGCCGAAGAGGTGCCGTCGATATGACGGTTATCAAGATCACCGGGATCGAATTGACAATGAGCCGATTGCGGTCGCTGGATCGTGGGGTGCGGCGTCGGGTGTTGCGGAAGGCTGCCAACGCGGGCGGGACTGTGGGGGTGAAGCGGATCAAGTCGCTGGCACCGAAGAAGAACCGGGGCCTTTCCAAATCGATCACGAAGAAAGTCAAGACCTACTCGAAGACCGGGACGGTTGTCCTGATCATGGGGCAGGACATGAAGAAGGTCGGGAAAGCGGGCAGTGCCGCAAAGAAGAGTACTAAGGGCGGCGGGATCTCCGGACGCGGGAACACGGTGCCTAGTCACCTGATAGAGAACCCGACGCGGGCTCACGACATGCCGGGACGGACTCGCCGGGGAGTGTTCACGGCAGGCGACCCTATGGAGTTTCTTAACCGGTTCTGGGCTGGTGGTGGGTCGCCAGTGTTTACCAGGTCG